GTCCCGCACATTCCAGCAACGCATCTGGAGGTAACGTGCGGGTATTACTTCGACCTGTTCTGGTACCGGAACTCGGGCTGGTGATCGTTAAGCCGGGCCGTGAATCCATGCCGGTATTCCACAATACCCGGGTACTGGTGGAGCCGGAACCGAAAAGCATGCGTAATCTGCCGTCCGGGGTCGTTCCTGCCGTTCGCCAGCCGCTGGCGGAGGATAAATCATTACTGCCATTTTTCAGCGACGAACGAGTGATTCGTGCTGCTGGTGGCGCTGGCGCATTGTCTGACTGGTTACTGCGCCATGTTAAATCCTGCCAGTGGCCACACGGCGATTATCACCACAGTGAAACCGTCATTCACCGTTATGGTACCGGCGCAATGGTGTTGTGCTGGCACTGCGACAACCAGCTGCGCGACCAGACCTCCGAATCACTCGGGCAACTTGCTCACCAAAACCTGTCTGCATGGATGATTGACGTCATACGCCATGCAATGAATGGCTCGCAGGAACGGGAATTATCGCTGGCTGAATTATCCTGGTGGGCGGTCCGCAATCAGGTGGCGGACGCGCTACCGGAAGCGGTATTACGTCGTTCGCTGGGGTTGCGTGCGGAAAAAATCCGCTCAATGTACCGTGAAAGCGACATCGTACCGGGAGAGCAGACCGCCACCAGCATACTGAAGCAGCGCACAAAAAATCTTGCGCCGCTGCCTCACGCCCACCAGCAAACCCCGCCACAGGAAGAGACGGTGGTCAGCATTGCCGTTGATCCTGAGTCTCCGGAATCTTTCATGAAACGACCTAAACGTCGCCGCTGGGTTAACGAGAAATACACACGCTGGGTGAAGACACAGCCGTGTGCGTGTTGTGGTAAGCCAGCCGACGATCCCCATCACCTGATTGGTCATGGTCAGGGCGGAATGGGGACAAAATCTCACGATATTTTCACGCTACCGCTGTGTCGGGAGCATCACAACGAGCTTCATGCGGATCCTCTGGCGTTCGAAGAAAAGCATGGTTCTCAGGTTGATTTAATTTTTCGTTTTCTTGATCACGCCTTTGCAACTGGCGTGCTTGGGTAAAAGAGGTGACTGATGCTCATAGATTTGGTTTTACCTTACCCGCCGACGGTGAACACTTACTGGCGACGCCGTGGCAGCACATATTTTATCTCGGAGGAGGGAAAGCGTTATCGCCGGGCTGTGGCGCTTATTGTTCGCCAGCAGCGGCTGAAATTAAGCCTGTCCGGAAGGCTGGCGATAAAGGTGATTGCAGAGCCACCGGATAAGCGTCGTCGCGACCTGGACAATATCCTGAAAGCACCGCTGGATGCGCTGACGCATGCGGGAGTGTTAATGGACGATGAGCAGTTTGATGAAATCAATATCGTTCGTGGTCAGCCAGTATCTGGTGGACGTATGGGGGTGAAGATTTACCCCATAATGCATGAAGAGCAGGTCAAAAAATGAAACTGGAAGATTTACCGAAATACTACTCCCCAAAATCCCCTGGCCTGACCGATGCATCGGCCTCAACGTCAAAAGATGCGCTGAGTATCACTGATGTGATGGCCGCGCAGGGCATGACACAGAATCGGGCTGAGATGGGGTTTTCTGCGTTCCTGGGGAAAATGGGCATCAGTATGAATGACAGGGCGCGGGCAACAGAATTACTGGCAGATTATGCACTCAGTCGGTGCGATCGTGTGGCGGCGTTGAGAAAACTTCCGGCAGAAATAAAACCGGTAGTGATGCGCATTATGGCTTCGTATGCGTTTGAAGATTATGCCCGTAGCGCGGCGAGCAAAAAACAGTGCCCCTGCTGTCACGGAAAAAAATTTATTGAAAGCGAGGTTTTTACAAACAAGATCCAGTATCCGGATGGTAAGCCACCAGTGTGGGCAAAGTGCACAAAAGGCGTGTATCCGTCTTACTGGGAAGAATGGAAAAAAGTCAGGGAGGTGGTAAAAGTTGCCTGTCCGGAGTGTGGCGGAAAGGGTGAGGTTTCCACCGCCTGTAAGGATTGCCGTGGGCGTGGTGTCGCCATTCATCGTGAAGAGTCGGTAAAACGTGGTATGCCTGTTATCAGAGATTGCCAGCGTTGTGGTGGTCGTGGCTGTGAAAGGCTGCCATCAACGGAGGCATTTAATGCCATATGCAAAGTGACGAGTGCTATCACGCTTGATACGTGGAAAAAATCAGTGAAACGCTTTTACGATACGTTGGTGGTTCGGTTTGACATTGAAGAGGCATGGGCGGAGCGGCAGTTAAAGAGGGTAACGCGATAGTGTTGTTGATTTTTCCCGAATCTGTGGTAAATTTGCTCTAACGATGGGCGTTTTATGCCTGACGTTAGAAGATTTTTTACACCCCGCCGCCTGGCGGGGTTTTTATGACTGAAATCGCGTCAGTACAGTAAACGCGCTGGTGGCGGTGAATACCTGTCTTTCAGCTTGCTGGCTTTTTCGACAAGAGTTATTGGTGTGTCACGTTAACCGGAAAAGGGAAAAAGACATGCTAAAACAGCAGGATATGACAGAAACCGCCAGAGTGGTGTTTAATGAATTAAGCGTTACCGAACCGGCGACAGTCGGGGAGATAGCGCAGAATACTTACCTTTCACGCGAACGCTGCCAGTTAATACTGACCCAGCTGGTTATGGCGGGTCTGGCAGACTATCAGTTCGGTTGTTACAGACGCCTTCCGCAGTGAAGGCTTTTTTATTTGTGGTAAATGGGCGGCTGGGGGGGGTTAGGGGCACCCACCAGCCATCTGCTCATGCGTTGGGTTCACAAGCAAACCTCAGGCCCACTGCTTTGCGCAAAAGCAGAATGAGCCTATCAGAGACAGGCTTAATGATCCATGCTTAATACTGTAAAAATATCCAGTTGTGAGTTAATCAACGCCGACTGCCTGGAATTTATCCGGTCGTTACCCGAAAATTCTGTTGACCTGATAGTCACGGACCCGCCGTACTTTAAAGTGAAGACTGAGGGATGGGATAACCAGTGGAAGGGCGACGATGATTACCTGAAGTGGCTGGACCAGTGTCTGGCGCAGTTCTGGCGGGGGCTGAAACCTGTCGGAAGTCTTTACCTGTTCTGTGGTCATCGCCTGGCATCTGATATCGAAATCATGATGCGTGAACGCTTCAGTGTGCTGAACCATATTATCTGGGCGAAGCCGTCCGGACGCTGGAACGGATGCAACAAGGAAAGCCTGCGGGCGTATTTCCCCGCCACAGAGCGCATTCTGTTCGCGGAACATTATCAGGGGCCGTATCGTCCGAAAGATGCCGGGTATGCGGCGAAGGGCAGTGCACTGAAACAGCATGTGATGGCCCCGCTGATTTCTTACTTTCGTGATGCGCGCGCGGCCCTGGGGATAACGGCAAAACAGATTGCAGATGCCACAGGAAAGAAAAACATGGTGTCGCACTGGTTCAGTGCCAGTCAGTGGCAGCTACCGAACGAAAGCGATTATCTGAAATTACAGTCGCTGTTTGCCCGGGTGGCAGAAGAGAAACATCAGCGCGGTGAACTGGAAAAGCCCCACCACCAGCTGGTGGATACGTATACGTCACTGAACCGGCAGTATGTGGAGCTGCAGAGTGAATATAAGCATCTGCGGCGGTATTTTGGTGTGACGGCGCAGGTGCCGTACACGGATGTGTGGACACATAAACCGGTGCAGTTCTATCCCGGGAAACATCCGTGCGAAAAACCGGCAGAAATGCTGCAGCAGATAATCAGCGCAAGCAGTCGTCCGGGTGACCTGGTTGCAGATTTTTTTATGGGCTCAGGTTCAACGGTAAAAGCTGCACTGGCGCTCGGGCGTCGTGCGATTGGCGTTGAACTGGAGACCGGACGTTTTGAGCAGACAGTCAGGGAAGTTCAGGATTTAATCGTTTGAAACGGATGAGATTGCAGAATTAATTACGCACCATTATTATTCTGCTTCCGGCCCTTTAGCTCAGTGGTGAGAGCGAGCGACTCATAATCGCCAGGTCGCTGGTTCAAATCCAGCAAGGGCCACCATCACATACCGCCATTAGCTCATCGGGATAGAGCGCCAGCCTTCGAAGCTGGCTGCGCGGGGTTCAAGTCCCCGATGGCGGTCCATTATCTGCATCATGCGTTGTTAGCTCAGCCGGACAGAGCAATTGCCTTCTAAGCAGCTGTGGTTGCACTCCTGTTGTTTCTGGTGGTGATGGTGGACTTCAGCAGCCGGATAATGTCGGTGCTGTCTGATGGTGTTTTGGTGGCGGGTGTGTGGTTGTTGCTTTCCCGTTGCTGAAAAAGAAAGCATCAGGCGATTAGCAGGGTATCAGTTACCCGTTGAAATTTTTAAATACCTCACAATTCCACAGCTTGATGATTGTCTGGCTGCCGGAGAATTTGTTAAAAATTACATCGCATGGTGAATCCCCCTCAGCGGCGGGGCATCTGGCAAAGTGTATGATCCAGAGAACATGCAAATTCAGTAGACAGGCTGAATTTACCGGGAGGCCCCTGGCACCATGCGACAGACAGAAATTAGGCTATACTTCAGCCCCTCTCCGGAGGGGCTTTTCTGTGCAGGATGTGTCACAGTTTCCTGAATTCTGAGTACTGTCCTGTTACTCAGGGTGCTATATTTTCTGACGTGATGAAAGTCTGCCGGAAGGCGGAACGTATCGGAAATGACCCAGTAGAGAAAACGTTGACTCAGATACCGATGCTGAGTTACCGGGAAACCGGCATCACATGACCGCTATCCTTCCAGGCTCGCTCCGGCGGGCCTTTTTACTGCAGAAAACAGTTTTCCCGTAAAATGCCACGTTGCTCATAATTCAGGCTGGCGATTATTGTCTGGCCGGCGGGAAGTTTGTTAAAAAATTTCGCATGGTGAATCCCCCTGTGCGGAGGGGTAATCAGCGAGTAGGTATATGGGATAATCGCGGATTCAGGTGCTGGTACTGAATTCACCGGGAGGCACCCGGCACCATGCAATGGCACATAGCGCCACTCTCCAGCCCCTCTCCGGAGGGGCTGTTTATATTGATTTTGTCAGATGTGAGTAAACTGCTTATGGACTTTGTTGTTTTAGCCCATAAGGACATATTTGCAGAGTGCAACGGTTATTAAAGCATTCATTCAATACGTTATCTGTATTTGTAGGGCATTCCTGGCTGTTTTTGATTAAATTCCATAATGTTTTATTGAATGGTACTACGTTGTAAATGGTTACAGGTAGTACTTTGTTATTGAGCATGATGCCTGTGTGAGTCAGTGTAAATATACTTTCAGGAGGTAAGAAAGCATCCGATTGATACCAGATTATTAATTTTATTTTACTCCATATGACTGAAAAAGATATTCCGCATGATGGCTGGATAACTGTATCAATCACAATCCACTTCATTTAGTTTCCTTGTTTATGCCTTGCTGGTGATGTTCTGAAAAGTATAAATGATATTTTTGATTGTAAACCATAGAGCAGAATTATTTTTCTGATGTTGTTTATTGTTTATTTAAATGCAGGGTGGTTTATATCTCGTCTTGTAGTTTATCCATGCATATCTGCTTGATGATGAGGTTTTTATTTAAGGTATGGTTTTGTGTTTTTTCTGTATTACATGTCAGGTATTTTAAAGAATCATTTTTCAGATGGTGGAAAGAACCATGGCATTTAAACACTATGATGTTGTCAGGGCGGCGTCGCCGTCAGATCTTGCGGAAAAGCTGACACATAAACTGAAAGAGGGCTGGCAGCCGTTTGGTAGTCCGGTGGCCATAACCCCTTATACCCTGATGCAGGCGATTGCAGCAGAAGGTGATGTGGTCGTCAGTGGTGCAACTGAGCCGGAGTGGTACTACGTCATCGTACTGGCCGGGCAATCCAATGCCATGGCTTACGGTGAAGGGCTTCCGCTTCCGGATTCTTACGATGCGCCCCACCCACGCATTAAGCAACTGGCCCGTCGCAACACAGTGACTCCCGGTGGTAAAGCATGCGCATTTAACGACATCATTCCGGCAGACCACTGCCTGCATGATGTTCAGGATATGAGCGCACTGAATCATCCGAAGGCAGACCTGAGCAAAGGGCAGTACGGCTGTGTCGGCCAGGGCTTACATATTGCCAAAAAACTGCTTCCGTATATCCCGAATAACGCGGGGATCCTGCTGGTACCATGCTGTCGTGGTGGTTCGGCATTCACCCAGGGCGCGGAGGGGACATTCAGTGCGGACACGGGGGCCAGCCAGGATTCGGCACGCTGGGGTGTGGGTAAACCGTTATATCAGGACCTGATCGCACGCACCAAAGCGGCATTACAGAAGAACCCGAAAAATGTGTTGCTGGCGGTGTGCTGGATGCAGGGCGAATTTGACATGAGCGCTGCCACCTACGCACAGCAACCGGACCTGTTCACGGCCATGCTGAAGCAGTTCCGTACTGACCTTTCCGGATTTAACGCGCAGTGCCATGGCGGCAGTGCTGCAGTTGTACCGTGGATTTGTGGCGACACGACGTATTACTGGAAAAACACATACGGCACACAGTATGACTCCGTCTACGGCGCGTACAAAAACAGGGAGAGCGACAACGTTTTCTTTGTGCCGTTCATGACCGACGGTAACGGCAACAACACGCCCACCAACTTACCGGCAGAAGACCCGGATATTGCTGATGCAGGTTATTACGGCGCGCAATCCCGTAGTAATGGTAATTGGGTATCGTCAAATCGTCCGACACATTTCAGTTCATGGGCGCGCAGGGGCATTATTTCGGATCGCCTGGCAACCGCTATTCTGAACGCAGTTGGTCGAACCAGCGCCTTCATCAGCGGTACCGCACCGGAGATTAAACCCTCGCCCGGCGGCGACACGCCATCGGGGCCGTCTGATGGTGACACATCCGTTCGTACAGTCTCCCTGCTGCCGACAGCCGGAGAGGCTGCTGCGCAGGGCTGGACCATCACCGGCGGCAGTGTTGCGCTGGAAGATGGTGTGTTTAAGGTTACCAAGCAGAGCAATAAAACCTGGTCCCTGATGCATCCGGTGGATGACGCAGTCTCCCTGCTGACACGGGGTGGCAGACTGAGCTGTAAGTTTCGACTGTCAGGCGCACTGACCAACAACCAGTTCGGTCTGGGAATTTATCTGTATACCGATGTAGCGTTACCTGACGTCGTGGCGATGACCGGGACTGGTAACCCGTTCCTGATGTCGTTCTTCACCCAGACCACAGACGGCAAACTGAATCTGATGCATCACAAGAAAGCCGGAAACACAAAGTTGGGCGAGTTCGGGAATTACAGTAACGACTGGCAGACGCTGGAACTGGTGTTCACCGCCGGCAGTGCCACGGTTACTCCGAAACTGAATGGAGTGGCTGGCCCGGCATTCCAGGTCATAAAAGACAGTCTGACACTGGGGCTGAATGCGCTGACGCTGACGGATATTACCAAAAATGCAGCGTATGGCGTTGAGATAGAAAGTCTGGTGCTGGAGATAAATGCACCAGCATCATCATAAAAAGTGAGCCAGTCAAATGGAAGGTATCGTTAAACTCACCGGTAGTGTCAGTGGGTCGTCTGAGATGCCTGCATGAGTTATCAGAGCCATCAGTACTTAACTGGTGGCTTTTTTTATTGTTGTCAGCTTCCGGATAACGGGAGACGGGGTATGTACCAGATGGAAAAAATCACAACAGGTGTGTCATACACCACGTCAGCGGTGGGAACGGGCTACTGGTTCCTGCAGTTGCTGGACAGGGTTTCCCCGTCTCAGTGGGCGGCAATAGGCGTGCTGGGGAGTCTGCTGTTTGGGCTGCTGACATATCTGACTAACCTGTATTTCAAAATCAGAGAGGACCGTCGTAAGGCTGCACGGGGAGAGTAATTCAATGACTCAAAACTATGAACTGATTGTGAAAGGGATCCGCAATTTTGAGAATAAAGTTACGGTAACTTTAGCGTTACGGGACAAAAAACGCTTTGACGGTGAAATTTTTGACCTGGACATCTCGCTGGACCGTGTTGAAGGTGCCGCGCTGGAGTTTTATGAGGCAGCAGCCAGAAGGAGCATCAGACAGGTCTTCCTGGATGTTGCTGCCGGGTTATGTGAAGGGGATGAGCAGTCGCCGGAAAAGCGCCCCGTAATTTTAGAGGCGCAGGATGTGTTGATAACCTACAGAGGAAAACTACCGGGAATAATTACGGGTTCTCTGAAGAGTCCGCCGAAATGGTAATTTTACCAGCATATTTTTCATCCAGTAATACAGCAAGCCGCCTGAAAGAGTCTTGTTGTTCCTGAGACCATTTGGGATTGCATGATTCAAACTGGATTGATGCCAGCGTTGATTGCATCTGTTCCCTTGGAATTGAGAATGCCAGATATGAGAAGGCGACGGTAAGGGTATTCACGTCTTCCCGAAGCCTGGAAATGCTGTCGAGCAACTCCTGTAGAGAAATGGTGTTATTGTCCATAAATAATCCTCATGATTGTATTGACCTGTTAGCAGCCTGAGGCAACAGGCTGGAACTGATAAACATATCCAGGGCTCAGAAACCGATAAATCCTGATAAATATCCATGAACGCAAAAATCAGATACGGCCTGTCGGCTGCCGTTCTGGCGCTGATTGCCGCTGGTGCGCCTGCGCCTGACATTCTCGACCAGTTTCTGGATGAAAAGGAAGGTAACCACACCACGGCATACCGTGATGGCGCGGGTATCTGGACCATCTGCCGCGGTGCCATCCTGGTGGATGGCAAACCTGTCGTTCCGGGCATGAAGTTGTCGAAGGAAAAATGCGACCGGGTTAACGCCATTGAGCGTGATAAGGCGCTGGCATGGGTGGAGAAAAACATCAGAGTGCCATTGAGTGAACCCCAGAAAGCGGGGATCGCGTCATTCTGTCCGTACAACATTGGCCCCGGTAAGTGTTTTCCGTCGACGTTTTATAAACGAATTAATGCAGGTGATCGCAGGGGAGCGTGTGAGGCGATTCGCTGGTGGATTAAGGACGGTGGCAGAGACTGCCGTATTCGCTCAAATAACTGTTACGGTCAGGTATCCCGTCGTGACCAGGAGAGCGCGCTGGCGTGCTGGGGAATCGACAGATAAGCAGAATATTTTGCTAATAAATGACGTTGGCCAAGGCGGACGGATAACACGAAATCCTGCGAACTGGCAAAATGTAAGTGAATAAAAGTAAAAACCCCGTTTGTTGGCAGCAAGCGGGGTTTTGTTTTTATGGCAGTAAGCTATGGGAGGCTGCCTTGATTGATTTTAGCAAACTGATTAGGGAGTTGCGACTCATGATTAGTCAATTACCAAACTGGAAATTTTTGCTGGTCTGGAGCATCCCTTTTTTATGGGTAGTATCCCAGTTAATTGTGGCAATTAAGGGGTAGCTATGTCAGACAAACTCATAACGCCGGCAAAGGTCCTGTGTGTGATTGTCGGTATTTCATTTTCACTAATGCTGGTTGCTCTTTTTCTGTCCCTCGCCTGGGTGATGTTGTCTTCGTCGGGGCTGCTGGGGTGACAGTGACTGATGACATCAGCAGAGCGCTGGCTTTTGCTATTAAGTGGGTGGCTGTTGGTATTGCTGTGTCTCCGATGCTGTATGGGCTGGCAAAACTGGTCATTGCGCTGAAATCGTGAACTTTAAAAAGATGAGTGCTGAACTTATTCGGGCAATGGCATTTGCCATTCGTATTGTGGCCATTGCTGTTCTGGTCTGGGCAATCCGTTGGTGGTGATATGAACCGTGTTCTGTGTGTGGTGATTATTGTCCTGCTGGTAGCCTGTGGTGTGCTTAGTCTGGGGCTGAATCATTACCGCGATAACGCCATCACCTACAAAGCGCAGCGCGATAAAAAAGTCAGTGAGCTGAAACTGGCGAACGCGACAATTACTGATATGCAGATACGCCAGCGTGATGTCGCTGAACTTGATGCCAGATACTCGAGGGAATTAGCCGATGCGAGAGCTGAAAATGAAACTCTGCGTGCTGATGTTGCCGCTGGTCGTAAGCGCCTGCGGATCAACGCCACCTGCTCCGGTACCGTGCGTGAAGCCACCGGCACCTCCGGCGTGGATAATGCAACCGGCCCCCGACTGGCAGACACCGCTGAACGGGATTATTTCATCCTCAGAGAACGGTTGATGACAATGCAGAAGCAGCTGGAAGGGGCACAGGACTATATCCGCACTCAGTGCCTGAACTAAGTTTTGCTGATGCACCGTATCGTCGCTGTATTCCCTCATTAACAGAGACCGCAGCCCGACAGGGAGACTCCTCTGCGCGAGTGTGCGGGGATAATCAAAAACGATACACACCGGGGTTTACCGCGTTAACGGAGCGCGGCGTTGTCCCCTCATAGTCGCCAGTCCGGTGCGATGGTGGAAGAAACCGGACTACATTGAAAATGATAACCATTATCATTTTTGCGGGTCCTTTCCGGCGATCCGGGCCGTTACGGGGCGGCGACCTCGCGGGTTTTCGCTATTTATGAAAATTTTCCGGGAACCATGTCCGGTTTCTCTTCAAGTTAACTATATGAAAAATAAAAAAAGAGGTCTTCTGTGAACCGGACATGCACAAAAAATAGACATGTAAGCCGGACATGACCGGTTTTGTTGTGATTGTGAAGTGAGAGTTTTTGCGAGGTGAGGAGTGGCTACGCAGACTGAAGTTGCCAGGCATTTAAGTCTGACCGATCGCCAGCTTCGCAGATTGCAGAAATTGCCGGGTGCCCCGATATCGAATAAGCGAGGGCAACTGGATCTGGATGCCTGGCGCGATTTTTACATATCGTATCTGAGAAGAAGTAAAAACGATGTGCCTGATGGCGATAGCGAAGACGACTATGAGGAGAAATTGCTTATTGCCAGATGGGAACTGACAGCAGAACAGGCTGTTACACAGCAGTTAAAAAATGAGGTGTCAAAAGGAAAACTTATTGATACCGGGTTCTGTATTTTTGCCCTCAGCAAGCTGGCAATGGCGTTATCCAGTACGCTTGATTCCATCCCTTTATCCATGCAGCGACAGTTTCCTGATTTAACACCGCGCCATCTTGACCATCTGAAAACCCTTATTGCGAAGGGGGCAAATCAGTGTGCGCGGGCGGGGGATAAATTACCGGATTTACTCGATGAATATATCAGAGCAACAACTGAATAATATGATGAGTGCTGTCACAACAGCATTACAGCCCCTGATAAGGGCATTGCCGGTGACGCCAGTTGAATGGGCTGATCAAAATTATTATCTGCCTAAAGAATCTTCATATGGTGAGGGAGAATGGAAAACGCTGCCGTTCCAGATCGCCATCATGAACAGCATGGGGAATGATCAGATCCGGACTGTTAATCTGATTAAATCTGCCCGTGTTGGCTATACAAAGATGTTGCTGGGGGTGGTCGGGTATTTTATTGAGCATAAATCCCGAAACAGTCTGCTTTTTCAGCCCACGGATTCTGCCGCTGAAGATTTTATGAAGTCTCACGTGGAGGCGACGATTCGGGATGTGCCATGTCTGAAAGACCTTTTTCCATGGCTGGGGCGTAAACATCGTGACAATACCCTCACGCTGAAACGCTTTTCATCGGGTGTGGGTTTCTGGTGCCTGGGCGGCGCTGCCGCCAAAAACTACCGTGAAAAATCCGTGGACGTGGTCTGCTATGACGAACTTTCCTCGTTCGAACCGGATGTCGAAAAAGAGGGTTCGCCAACCCTGCTTGGGGATAAACGTATTGAGGGCTCTGTATGGCCCAAATCCATTCGCGGCTCGACGCCTAAAATCAAAGGCACCTGCCAGATCGAAAAAGCGGCCAACGAGTCGGCGCATTTCATGCGTTTTTATGTGCCCTGCCCACACTGTGGGGAGGAGCAGTATCTGAAATTTGGCGATGAATCCACGCCTTTTGGCCTTAAATGGGAGAAGGACAGCCCCGAAAGCGTTTTCTACCTCTGTGAACATCATGGCTGCGTGATCCATCAGTCTGAGCTTGACCAGAGCAACGGGCGGTGGATCTGTGAAAACACGGGGATGTGGACCCGTGACGGTCTGACGTTTTTCAGCGCCGCGGATAATGAAATTCCGCCGCCGCGCTCCATCACGTTCCATATCTGGACAGCGTACAGTCCGTTCACCACCTGGGTACAGATAGTCTATGACTGGCTGGATGCACTGAAAGATTCCAACGGCCTGAAAACCTTTGTGAACACCACGCTGGGCGAGACCTGGGAAGAGGCCGTGGGCGAAAAACTCGATCACCAGGTGCTGATGGATAAGGTTGTGCGTTACACGGCGGCGGTGCCTGCCCGGGTGGTTTATCTGACGGCGGGCATTGACTCGCAGCGAAACCGTTTTGAGATGTATGTCTGGGGATGGGCACCGGGAGAGGAAGCTTTTCTGGTGGATAAAATCATCATTATGGGGCGTCCTGATGAGGAAGAGACGCTGTTACGTGTGGATGCGGCGATCAACAAAAAATACCGCCATGCGGATGGCACCGAAATGACCATTTCCCGTGTCTGCTGGGACACCGGGGGGATCGATGGTGAAATCGTCTACCAGAGGTCAAAAAAACACGGTGTTTTCCGTGTGCTGCCGGTAAAAGGCGCGTCTGTCTATGGCAAGCCGGTGATCACCATGCCGAAAACCCGCAATCAGCGGGGCGTTTATCTGTGTGAAGTGGGGACGGACACCGCAAAAGAAATTCTCTATGCCCGTATGAAAGCCGAGCCCACGACTGCGGATGAAGCCACGTCGTATGCCATCCGTTTTCCTGATGATCCGGAGATTTTTTCGCAGACAGAGGCGCAGCAACTGGTCGCGGAAGAGCTTGTGGAGAAGTGGGAAAAAGGAAAGATGCGTCTGCTGTGGGATAACAAAAAGCGGCGTAACGAAGCGCTGGACTGCCTGGTGTATGCCTACGCGGCATTACGTGTGTCCGTGCAACGCTGGCAGCTTGATCTGGCTGTACTGGCAAAATCCCGGGAAGAAGAGACGACCCGGCCAACCCTTAAAGAACTGGCAGCGAAGCTGTCCGGAGGAGTGAATGGTTACAGTCGCTGAACTGCAGGCGCTGCGTCAGGCGCGCCTTGATTTATTAACCGGTAAACGGGTGGTGTCTGTCCAGAAAGATGGACGAAGAATTGAATATACGGCGGCCTCTCTGGATGAGCTTAACCGTGCGATCAATGATGCTGAGTTGGTACTGGGGACAACCCGCCGTCGCCGTCGTCCGCTGGGAGTGAGGTTATGAAACGAACGCCTGTCCTGATTGATGTGAACGGCGTTCCGCTTCGGGAGAGCCTCAGCTACAACGGGGGCGGCGCAGGATTTGGCGGGCAAATGGCGGAGTGGTTGCCACCGGCGCAGAGTGCCGATGCGGCCCTGCTGCCCGCGTTGCGTCTGGGGAATGCCCGGGCAGATGATCTGGTGCGCAATAACGGGATAGCGGCCAATGCGGTGGCCCTGCATAAGGATCACATTGTCGGGCATATGTTTCTTATCAGCTACCGCCCGAACTGGCGCTGGTTGGGGATGCGGGAGACCGCGACAAAAAGTTTTGTCGATGAGGTGGAGGCGGCCTGGTCAGAATACGCAGAAGGGGTGTTTGGCGAGATCGACGTGGAAGGGAAACGCACGTTTACAGAATTTATTCGTGAAGGTGTGGGCGTTCATGCGTTTAACGGCGAAATCTTTGTGCAGCCGGTCTGGGATCCGGAGAGCACGCAACTGTTTCGTACGCGTTTTAAAGCCGTGAGTCCGAAACGGGTGGACACGCCAGGACATGGTATCGGGAACCGTTTTCTGCGGGCCGGGGTGGAGGTCGATCGATATGGTCGTGCCGTTGCGTACCATATCTGTGAGGATGATTTTCCGTTCTCCGGGAGTGGACGATGGGAACGGATCCCGCGTGAACTTCCCACCGGGCGTCCGGCCATGCTGCATATTTTCGAGCCGGTGGAGGACGGGCAGACCCGTGGAGCCAATCAGTTTTACAGCGTTATGGAACGGCTGAAGATGCTCGATTCCCTGCAGGCAACACAGCTTCAGTCGGCCATAGTGAAGGCGATGTATGCAGCGACGATTGAAAGTGACCTTGATACCGAAAAGGCCTTTGAATATATCGCCGGTGCGCCGCAGGGGCAGAAGGATAATCCGCTTATTAATATTCTGGATAAGTTCTCCACCTGGTATGACACGAATAGCGTGACGCTGGGCGGTGTCAAAATTCCGCACCTTTTCCCCGGTGATGATCTGAAACTTCAGACCGCGCAGGATTCAGACAATGGATTTTCGGCGCTTGAACAGGCGCTGCTGCGGTATATCGCCGCCGGTCTTGGCGTTTCCTACGAACAGTTGTCCCGTGATTACTCGAAGGTCAGTTATTCAAGTGCCCGCGCATCCGCCAATGAGTCGTGGCGCTATTTTATGGGGCGGCGAAAATTTATTGCGTCCCGGCTGGCCACGCAGATGTTTTCCTGCTGGCTGGAAGAGGCACTTCTTCGGGGGATTATTCGTCCGCCACGGGCACGTTTTGATTTTTATCAGGCGCGATCAGCCTGGTCACGGGCTGAGTGGATTGGAGCCGGAAGAATGGCCATTGACGGGCTCAAGGAGGTTCAGGAATCAGTGATGCGCATTGAGGCCGGACTGAGCACGTATGAGAAAGAGCTGGCGCTGATGGGCGAGGATTATCAGGACATTTTCCGCCAGCAGGTCAGGGAATCTGCAGAGCGGGAAAAAGCCGGACTCTCACGTCCGGTGTGGATAGCGCAGGCGTATCAGCAGCAGATAGCGGAGAGTCGCAGGCCGGAAGAGGAGACAACACCACGTGAGACGTAATCTTTCACACATTATTGCCGCAGCATTCAATGAACCGCTGCTTCTGGAGCCCGCCTATGCGCGGGTTTTCTTTTGCGCGCTCGGGCGCGAGATAGGGGCAGCAAGTCTTTCGGTACCACAACAACAGGTACAGCTTGATGCTCCCGGAATGCTGGCTGAAACGGACGAGTACATGGCCGGAGGTAAACGACCGGCCCGTGTTTACCGGGTGGTGAACGGTATTGCTGTACTGCCGGTGACCGGCACGCTGGTGCACCGGCTGGGCGGTATGCGGCCATTTTCCGGAATGACAGGCTATGACGGCATTGTCGCCTGTCTTCAGCAGGCAATGGCGGATAGCCAGGTGCGGGGCGTACTGCTGGACATTGACAGTCCGGGCGGGCAGGCCGCCGGCGCGTTTGACTGCGCTGACATGATTTACCGCCTCCGTCAGCAGAAGCCGGTCTGGGCACTGTGCAATGACACTGCCTGTTCTGCAGCCATGCTGCTGGCGTCGGCCTGCTCCCGACGGCTGGTTACCCAGACATCCCGTATCGGCTCCATTGGCGTGATGATGAGCCATGTCAGCTATGCCGGTCATCTGGCGCAGGCCGGTGTGGATATCACGCTGATTTATGCCGGGGCGCACAAGGTGGATGGCAATCAGTTTGAAGCGTTGCCGGCAGAGGTTCGCCAGGATATGCAGCAGCGGATTGATGCGGCGCACCGGATGTTTGCCGAAAAAGTGGCGATGTATACCGGGTTGTCTGTGGATGCGGTCACGGGAACAGAGGCCGCCGTTTTTGAAGGTCAGTCCGGCATTGAGGCCGGGCTGGCGGATGAATTAATCAATGCGTCGGATGCCATCAGTGTGATGGCCACGGCGCTGAACAGTAATGTCAGAGGAGGCACTATGCCGCAATTAACTGCAACGGAAGCCGCCGTGCAGGAGAACCAGCGAGTGATGGGGATCCTGACATGCCAGGAAGCGAAAGGACGTGAACAGCTTGCCACGATGCTGGCAGGGCAACAGGGCATGAGCGTTGAACAGGCCCGGGCGATTCTGGCCGCGGCGGCACCGCAGCAGCCGGTGGCATCCGCGCAGAGTGAAGCCGATCGCATTATGGCGTGTGAAGAAGCGAACGGTCGTGAACAACTGGCGGCAACGCTGGCGGCGATGCCGGAGATGACGGTGGAAAAAGCCCGCCCGATCCTGGCGGCTGCACCACTGGCGGATGCCGGGCCCTCACTTCGTGATCAGATCATGGCCCTGGATGAGGCAAAAGGGGCAGAAGCGCAGGCTGAAAAACTGGCGGCCTGCCCGGGAATGACCGTGGAGAACGCCCGGGCTGTGCTGGCTGCGGGATCAGGTAAGGCCGAACCGGTCTCTGCATCCACAACCGCCCTGTTTGAACATTTCATGGCGAATCATTCACCGGCAGCGGTGCGGGGTGGCGTGTCACAGACGTCAGCAGACGGTGATGCGGACGTGAAAATGCTCATGGCCATGCCATGAAGTCAGTGCTGACCATCAATATGAGGTTTTAACAAAATGGTGACGAAAACCATCACTGAACAGCGTGCGGAAGTACGTATTTTTGCCGGTAATGATCCGGCTCATACCGCCACAGGCAGCAGCGGGATTTCTTCTGCAACACCGGCTCTGACGCCCCTGATGCTGGATGAAGCCACCGGGAAACTGGTGGTCTGGGATGGACAGAAAGCCGGTAGTGCGGTTGGCATACTGGTACTGCCGCTTGAAGGCACAGAGACAGCGCTGACGTATTACAAGTCGGGAACCTTTGCGACGGAGGCAATCCACTGGCCTGAAAGTGTGGATGAACACAAAAAGGCAAATGCCTTTGCCGGCACAGCCCTGAGTCACGCGGCTCTGCCGTAACACGTTATCAGGCCACCATGGTGGCCTGACTGATTTCTGAATGAAAGGAACTGATTTATGGGATTGTTTACGACCCGCCAGTTACTCGGTTATACCGAACAAAAAGTTAAATTCCGTGCGCTATTTCTGGAGCTGTTTTTCCGCCGTACGGTGAATTTCCACACCGAAGAGGTGATGCTGGACAAAATTACCGGAAAAACGCCGGTGGCGGCCTATGTCTCCCCGATCGTTGAAGGAAAAGTGCTGCGCCATCGTGGTGGTGAAACCCGCGTGTTGCGTCCGGGCTACGTCAAGCCGAAACACGAATTTAATTACCAGCAGGCGGTTGAGCGCCTTCCTGGTGAAGATCCATCTCAACTGAATGATCCGGCTTACCGCCGTCTGCGTATCATTACCGATAACCTCAAACAGGAAGAGCACGCCATTGTCCAGGTGGAAGAAATGCAGGCGGTAAATGCTGTGTTGTATGGCAAATACACCATGGAAGGAGACCAGTTCGAGAAAATTGAGGTCGATTTTGGCAGGTCGACGAAGAATAACATCATACAAGGTAGCGGTAAGGAGTGGTCAAAACAGGATCGTGACACGTTCGATCCTACACATGATATTGACCTCTACTGCGACCAGGCCAGCGGTCTTGTGAATATTGCCATTATGGACGGTACCGGCTGGCGTCTTCTGAATGGTTTTAAGCTGTTCCGCGAAAAACTGGATACCCGTCGCGGTTCAAATTCTCAACTCGAAACGGCAGTGAAAGATCTGGGCGCAGTGGTGTCCTTCAAGGGGTATTACGGCGATCTGGCCATTGTGGTGGCGAAAACGTCTTATATAGCAGAAGACGGTATCGAAAAACGTTATCTTCCAGATGGCATGCTGGTTCTGGGGAATACTGCTGCAGATGGGATCCGTTGTTACGGTGCCATTCAGGATGCTCAGGCGTTGTCCGAAGGTGTGGTGGCCTCTTCCCGTTATCCGAAACACTGGCTGACGGTAGGGGATCCCGCCCGTGAATTTACCATGACGCAGTCCGCGCCGCTGATGGTGTTGCCGGACCCGGATGAGTTTGTGGTGGTACAGGTGAAATAATCCGTGAGCGGGGGCGAAATGCCCCCGTGTCTTTTTTCACAGGGGGCTGATATGGCAACGAAAGAGCAAAATCTGAAACGGCTTGATGAACTGGCCCTGATTCTGGGGCGTGAGCCGGATATATCCGGGAGTGCCGCAGAGATAGCGCAGCGGGTGGCAGAATGGGAAGAGGAAATGCAGTCATCCGGCGATGATGTACAGGTTATGAATATGGATATCCGGGAGCGGGAAACCGCGGCTCATGATGTTCGTGAGGAAACATCCGGCGCGTTAACGCGCATCAGAGTTCTGACCTGCCTCCATCTCTGTGGCGTTGATGGTGAAACGGGGGAATCCGTTGAGCTTGCGGATGTTGGTCGGGTGATTCTGATTATGTCCTCAGATGCAAAAACACACGTTGATGGTGGAATGGCTGTTTATGCGTGATTTTCAGAATGCCTTTGATGCCGCCCTTGCCGGGGTGGACAGTACGATTGTTGAAGTGATGGGGATCCGTGCGCAGTTCACCTCCGGAGCACAACGTGGCGGCGAAGTTCAGGGGGTTTTTGACGATCCGGAGTCGCTGGGTTTTGCCGGTGGCGGGGTCCGTATTGAAGGAAGCAGCCCGTCATTATTTGTGCGGACGGATACGGTGCGTGCCGTGCGGCGTGGTGACACGCTGACCATTAACGGCGAGATGTTCTGGGTGGATCGTGTTTCTCCGGATGACGGGGGAAGCTGTTATCTCTGGCTCAACCGTGGGCAACCACCCGCTGTTAACCGGCGACGATAAACGCAGGGGGAAATTATGGCGATAAAAGGGCTTGATCAGGCGATTGATAATCTGAGCCGGGTTCGTAAAAACGCCATTCCGGCGGCTTCAGCAATGACGATTAACCGCGTGGCCACAACGGCGATTAATCAGTCTTCATCACAGGTTGCCCGGGAGACAAAGGTACGCCGGAAACTGGTTAAGGAACGGTCCAGACTGAAACGGGCGACGGTCAGAAATCCGAACGCAAAAATTATCGTTAACCGCGGTGATCTTCCAGTGATTAAGCTGGGGATCAGGATGCTGGGCCGTCGTCCGAACAGCATACTTAAAGCCGGTCAGCATCGGTATCAGCGGGCATTCATTCAGCGATTAAAAAACGGTCGCTGGCATGTCATGCAGCGTGTGGCCGGGAAAAACCGTTACCCTATTGATGTGGTGAAAATCCCGATGGCGGCCCCACTGAAACAGGCGTTTGATGAGAATGTTGACCGTATCCGGCGTGAACGCCTGCCCGGAGAACTGGCATCCGCGCTGAAACAACAACTGAGGATTGCGATAAAACGATGAAACACACTGATATCCGTGCTGCAGTGCTGGATGCACTCGAGCAGCATGAACACGGGGCGACGCTGTTTGATGGTCGCCCCGTTGTTTTTGACGAAGAGGATTTTCCTGCGATCGCGGTTTATCTGACGGATGCAGAGTATACCGGTGAAGAGCTGGATGCAGATACCTGGCGGGCCACACTGCATATTGAGGTGTTTTTACCGGCACAGGTACCGGATTCAGAGCTTGATCAGTGGATGGAAAGCCGGATTTATCCGGCGATGACTGCGATCCCGGCACTGGCAGGACTGATTACCACGATGGTTACGCAGGGCTATGAGTATCGTCGTGATGACGATATGGCGTTATGGAGCTCTGCGGATCTGACTTATTCCATTACATACGAGATGTGAGGACGATATGGCAACACCAAATCCCCTGGAGCCGGTAAAAGGTGCCGGTACCACTCTGTGGGTTTACAACGGCAAGGGTGATGCTTATGCAAACCCGTTGTCAGACGCTGACTGGCAGCGACTGGCTAAGGTGAAGGATCTGACGCCGGGCGAGATGACGGCAGAATCCTACGATGATAACTACCTGGATGATGAAGACGCAGACTGGACCGCGACCGGGCAGGGGCAGAAATCTGCAGGTGATACCAGTTTTACGCTGGCCTGGAAACCGGGAGAGGAAGGTCAGAAAGGGCTTATAGGCTGGTTTGAAAGCGGCGATGTCCGGGCCTATAAAATCCGTTTTCCGAATGGCACGGTGGATGTGTTTCGTGGCTGGGTCAGCAGTATCGGTAAGGCCGTGACGGCGAAAGAAGTGATCACCCGCACGGTGAAAGTCACTAACGTGGGTAAACCTTCTGTAGCGGAAGAACGCAGCAAAATTACGCCGGTCAGTGCGATTAAGGTGACGCCGACATCCGGTACGGTGGCAAAAGGGAAAACAACCACCCTGACCGTTACTGTGGAACCGGAAAATGCAACGGATAAGACATTCAGGGCGATTTCCGCCGATCCATCAAAAGCCACCATTAGCGTGAAAGATATGACGATTACTGTGACGGGGGTTAAGGATGGAAAAGTCAGCATCCCTGTGATTTCCGGTAATGGTCAGTTTGCTGCGGTGGCTGAAATTACCGTTAATAATGTGCCGGGTGGCTAAAGAGCTGAGAGATAAGCGATGTTCCTGAAAACAGAACAATTTGAATATAACGGTGTATCCGTCACGCTTTCTGAGCTGTCTGCGCTGCAGCGTATTGAGCATCTTGCCCTCCTGAAACGGCGGGCAGAAGAGGCTGAAGCCAGCGGCAACCTGCAGGGGAGTGTGGAAGATCTTGTCAGAACCGGCGCGTTTCTGGTGGCGATGTCCCTGTGGCATAACCATCCACAGAAAACGCAGTCACCGTCAATGAATGAGGCCGTGATGAAGATAGAGCAGGAAGTGCTCACCACCTGGCCTGCTGATGCCATTGCCCGGGCGGAAGACGTGGTGTTGCGTCTGTCCGGGATGATCGAAGCTGTTCGTCCGGATACTGATATTACTGAAGTGGCGAAAAATAACACGCTGACTGATGATGATTTTTCTGCGGGAAAGTCTTCGACGGTGAGCTGAACTTTGCCCTCAGACTGGCGCGTGAGATGGGGAGACCCGACTGGCGCGCCATGCTTGCCGGGATGACATCCACCGAATATGCCGACTGGCACCGTTTTTACCGCACGCATTATTTTCAGGATACCCAGCTGGATATGCATTTTTCCGGGCTGACGTACGCTGTACTCAGCCTGTTTTTTTGCGATCCGGATATGCATCCCTCTGATTTCAGTCTGCTTGTCCCCCGGCATGAGGAAGAGCAGGTGGAGAGGCCGGATGAGGACAAAATGCTGATGCAGAAAGCGGCAGGACTTGCCGGAGGCGTCCGGTTCGGTGGGGACGGAGGGGGCGATATTTTATCGTCTGCGGATGTGGCGGATGTCATGGTGGATGATGCCGCATTAATGATGGCTTCAGCGGGGATTCCGGGAGGTGTGAGATATGTCCCAGCCGGTTGGTGATCTTGTTATTGACCTGAGTCTGGATGCGGTCCGTTTCGATGAGCAGATGAGCCGGGTAAGGCGTCATTTTTCAGGTCTGGATACTGACGCCAGAAAAACCGCAACTGTCGTTGAGCAGGGGCTGAGCCGCCAGGCGCTGGCTGCACAAAAAGCAGGGATTTCCGTCGGGCAGTATAAAGCGGCCATGCGAACCCTGCCCGCACAGTTTACGGATATCGCCACGCAGCTTGCCGGTGGTCAGAATCCCTGGCTGATCCTGCTGCAACAGGGCGGTCAGGTGAAGGACTCCTTCGGCGGGATGATCCCCATGTTCAGGGGGCTTGCCGGTGCGATCACCCTGCCGATGGTCGGGGTCACCTCGCTGGCGGTGGCGACAGGTGCGCTGGTGTACGCCTGGTACCAGGGAGATTCCACGCTTTCAGCGTTTAATAAAACCCTGGTTCTTTCCGGTAATCAGTCCGGACTGACTGCCGATCGCATGCTGACGCTCTCCAGAGCCGGACAGGCCGCAGGGCTGACGTTTAACCAGGCGAGTGAGTCACTGGCAGCCATGGTGAATGCCGGTGTGCGTGGTGGTGAACAGTTTGATGCCATCAACCAGAGTGTCGCGCGTTTTGCTTCTGCATCCGGTGTGGAGGTGGACAAGGTTGCAGAGGCTTTCGGAAAACTGACCACTGACCCGACGTCGGGGCTGATTGCGATGGCGAAGCAGTTCCATAACGTGACGGCGGAGCAGATTGCGTATGTTGCTCAGTTGCAGCGTTCCGGCGATGAAACCGGGGCATTGCAGGCGGCGAACGAGGCCGCAACGAAAGGGTTTGATGACCAGACCCGCCGCCTGAAAGAGAACATGGGCACGCTGGAGACCTGGGCAGACAGGACTGCGCGGGCATTCAAATCCATGTGGGATGCGGTGCTGGATATTGGTCGTCCTGATACCGCGCAGGAGATGCTGATTAAGGCAGAGGCTGCGTTTAAGAAAGCAGACGACATCTGGAATCTGCGCAAGGATGATTATTTTGTTAACGATGAAG